GACAGCGATAATTCAAGAAATGTCCTTGGACGTTTCGAACGCAACGATTGCGAATCGCTCAATTCTACGAATCAACGGCGGGTCTGCCAAAACTTTCAACACCTACTCTGCAACTCCAGGCAGTTCAGCTTCGGAAACTAATTTCACGATAGGCTCTCTTTCCAACGGAGCTTTTGCATTGCAGGGCGAGCTATATGAGTTGCTGATTTTCAGTCAACAGCCGACAGTTGCCGCATGTGATTACGTTCGCCGGACGATGGGCGCGTATTGGGGGATCTCCGTTGCATGACGACTCACCGGTTTTTCGCAACGTCTGACGCGGTTTATGAGAGCATGCGCGCTGCGGTTGATGCGGCTTGGAAATACCCGACTGCTGTTGGCACGCAGACTTGCGTCGAGCCGGCCAGCGAGCGACCGCATGACGCGACCGGGCGCGTGCTCAAAGCGCTTACGCTGGAATGGCTGTCGTGGGAGCCGGTTCAGACGATGATCGCCGAGGCGGTTGCGGCTGGCGTGGTGAGCGAGATCGACGAGCGAACGTATTGGGCCGCGATGCCGAAGCTGGAAAGGTAATCATGCCACGAGCTATCCCATCCTGGCGACCGAAGCGGATGACGACGACGACCAAGCCGACGAAGGAGATCGCCCACTACCACACGCACGACTGGAGAGCCAGACGGACGCGGATCCTGCTGCGGGACGCGATGCGGTGCTGCGAGTGCCGTCGAGCCGTGAGCGGACGCGAGGCCCATGTTGATCATCTGGTGCCCCTCGAGGACGGCGGGACGGATGACGATGGCAATCTACGGACGATGTGCGAACGATGCCATGGACGGAAGACCCGGGCGGAGCAGAGGCGGCGGGGAGTGAACTGAAAAAAAAGGGCGGTGGGTCGATTTTTCCCGCCTGAAAACGACAGGAAACCCCAGGCCTAGCCTGTGTGCGCCTCCGGGGGTTTTGCTAAGGGGGGGTCACCGATGAAAAAGGAACAACCGACGATGAAAATCAGAGACCGAGTGAAGGAACTTCGGAGGGTCCGGGCAGGCGACCTGATGCCCAACCCAAAGAACTGGAGGACGCATCCCGCCTCCCAGGCCGACGCCCTCAAGGGGATCCTGGCCGAGGTCGGATACGCCGATGCCCTCCTGGCCCGCGAGCTCCCCGACGGGACGCTGGTGCTGGTCGACGGACACCTCCGGGCCGAGACCACGCCCGAGCTCGAGGTGCCGGTCCTGATCCTCGACGTCAACGAGGCCGAGGCCGACAAGCTGCTCCTGTCGCTCGACCCGCTGGCGGCCCTGGCCGAGACGAATGCCATCGCCCTCGACTCGCTTCTCCGCGAGGTCGACACCGGGAGCGAGGGGCTCCAGCAGATGTACGCCGACCTAGCCGAAGCCGCCGGCATCATTCCACCGGACTTTGAACCAGCATCAGCGGAAGACCAAGGACGCCTCGACCAGAAAGCGAAAACAACCTGCCCGGAGTGCGGACATGAGTTCACGGCCTGAACTTCGGATCGATTGGTGTTCGCATGAGGCGGCAAAGTATGCCGTCGAGAAGTGGCACTACAGCCACAAGCTCCCGCTCGGGTCGTCGTTACGGGCGGGCGCATGGGAGGGCGGTAAATACATTGGGTGTATCGTGTTCTCGCACGGCGCAAATAACAACCTACTGAAGCCCTACGGGCTTACGTCTCACCAAGGCTGCGAACTGATTCGCATTGCGCTTTCACCAAACCACACATGGGAAGTCAGTCGCATAGGGCGGATTGCTTTACGCTTCCTGTCGAAAGGCTGTGCCGGTTTGCGGCTAGTAGTTTCTTTTGCTGACCCAGGCCAGGATCACCACGGCGGTATCTATCAGGCTATGGGCTGGCTTTACACCGGCAAGACCGCTGGTGACACAGAATACTTTTTAGATGGCCAGTGGCGCAAGCAGCGGGTTTTTCGCTCGTCAGAGTGGTCAAAATACTCTGGCATGGATTACCGTAAACTCAAGAAGAGAACTACTGAGCCAAAGCACCGCTACTTAATGCCTCTCGATGACGACATGCGAAAGCAAATCGAGACACTGCGGAAGCCATATCCAAAGCGCGCCGGAAGTGCTGCTAGCGGCACGTCGCCCGACCAGGGCGGAAGGGGCGGTGCAACTCCGACCCCGGCGCTTTCTGATCAAGACCTATCGGCAGAGGCTACCAATGGGAAAGCGCGGACCACGCAAGCAACCAACGGCGGTGCGAATGCTAAAAGGCGATCGATCAAAGCAGGGACGTAGGCCACAGGAACCGGTCCCGCCGGCAGGAGAACTGACGCCCCCGGAGTACATCGTCGGCAAGGCTCGAGAGAAGTGGGAGGAGGTGCTCCCAAAACTGGTGGCCATGCGGGTGATGACGCCCGCCGACCTCGAGACGCTCGGCCGATACTGTGCCGTGTGGGAGCAGTGGGCCAAGTGCCTGGACCAAATGCGACGGGGCCTCGATGTCCTGGTCATCCGGGACAAAGATGGCAAAGTGAAATACATGCAGTCGGCTCCCGCGGCAACGATGTTCGTCAAGCTCGGGCAATCGCTGCTCCGGATGGAGCAGGAGTTCGGCTTGACCCCGTCAGCGAGAGCGAGCATGGAGGTGACCAATATCACGCAAGAGTCCGACAAGGCGGCCCGGTTCCGGGCCTTCATCGGCGGCGCGTAAGCGGCCCGAGTTCGTCGAGGGCTTTGTCTTCGACAAGACCGAGGGCGAGCAGCCGGTCAAGTTCATGGAGGAGTTCCTCGCCACCCCCGATGGGACCGGCGAACCGCTTCGTCTTCTCCGATGGCACAAGGCCGCCGTCCGTCAGTTGTTCGGCTGGCGGCATCCCGACGGCCGCATGAGATACCGCCGCGCCGGCATCTTCATCCCGAAGAAGAACCGGAAGTCGAGCCTGTTCGCGGCCCTCGGCGTGTTCATGACATCGGGGGCCCACAAGCCGACACAGAATCTCTACATCGCTGCGAAGGATCGCGGCCAGGCCCGGACGATCTTCGACATGACCGTCGCCTCGATCAAAGGCTCCCCGTTCCTCGACGACATCTTCGAGATCATCGATTCGAAAGCCACGATCCGGAACAAGTCGACGGGCCGCGTCATCCGCTGTCTTTCCAAGGACAGCGGGAGCAACGAAGGCTTGAACGGCTCGGTCCTCGTCGACGAAATCCACGCGCACACCGACGGCGGGAAGCTGGTCGACGCGCTCATGTACGCCACGCGCGCGACGAAGAACTCTTTCGTGGCCACCTGCTCCACGGCCGGTGACGACCGCAACGGGATCGGCTTCCGGTGGTGGCATGATGCCGAGTTGGTCATGAAGGATCCGGCCTCCAATCCGACGTTCATGGGGTTGATCTATGCGGCCGATCCGGAGGATGACTTCTCCTCCGAAGAGGTGTGGAAGAAGGCCAACCCAGCCCTCGGTGAAGCGTTCCCGCTCGACGAGTTCCGAGCCGACTACCAGGACGCTCAGACCGACCCGCGAAAAATGTCCCGCTGGCTCCGCTACTCCCTGAACGTCTGGACCGAGCGAGACAACCGCTGGTTCCACGGCGACGAGTTCACCCGCTGCCAGGCCAACCCGCCCGAGCCGCTCGAGGGCCGCCCGTGTTGGGTCGGCATCGACTTGGCGGATCACGACGATCTGACGGCAGCGGTGTTCCTGTTCCGCTCCCCCGACGGCAGTTTCGACGCCGAGCTCCTGGCGTGGGTTCCCGAGGAGAGCATGATCGAGCGGGAGAAGAAGCAGAACATCCCCTATTCCGCATGGGTCCGCGACGGCTGGCTCTGCGTGACCGAGGGGAGCCGGATCGACCAGGAGCGGGTTCATTCCGACATCATGGACTTCCTCGAGGGGCGAGAGTGCCGCGGGGTCGGCGGTGATCCGTGGCACCTCGACTGGATCGCCACGAAGATGCAGGCCGACGGGCTCGAGGTCCACAAGGTCCGGCAGTCGATCGGCTACCTGACCGGCCCGGCCAAGATGCTTGAAGACCTCGTGAAAACGGGCCGCCTCCGCTACCGCTCCCCGATCATGTCCTGGGCGTCGAACAACGTCTGCGTGTGGGAGGACATGAACGGCAACATCCGGCCCGACAAGGCGAAGAGTTCGGAGAAGGTCGACCCCATCTTCGCCCTCATCAACGCCCTTTCCCTGGCCTCGACGGACGCCGAGCCGGACGGCTCCGAGTTCAAGCTGATCGTGATCTGACCGCGACTTTTCCGCCGGCGGGGGGCGTGGGACCGTTGGTCCCATGGGAATCCTCGACACGCTCCTCCGCCGCCGCCCGCGCCCTGCGTCGAACCGCTACGCCGGGGAGTCTTTTGAGCTCCGCGGCGCGTCGATGGACGGCTGGAATCAGTTCATCAGCCCCGACGCGATCACCCCCGAGGTGGCGATCCGGGTGACCTCGATCCTGGCATGCGTCCGGTTCATCGCGCAGGGCGTGGCCTCGATGCCGATCAGGGTCCTCCGGGAGCTCCCCAACGGCGATCTCCAGCCGGCAACCGACCTCGGTTGCTATCGGACGCTCACCCGCGTCCCAAACGGATGGCAGAGCCCCTACGAATACCGCGAGACCACCGTCTACCACACCGCGCTCTACGGCAACGCCTACAGCCGGATTGTCCCCAGCGTGACCGGGGGCGGATTCTGTTCGGCCCTCCACCCGATGCACCCGACCAGGATCCGCGTCCACCGGATGAACGACGGGACGCTCGGCTACCGCTACATCCGGCCGGACGGCACGCAAGAGGAGCTCCGCCAGGACCAAGTCGTTCATTACCGCTGGCTCTCGGATAACTCCTACGCCGGCATGGTCCCCTCGGACCTGTGCTCAACCTCTCTGGCCCTGGCCCGGAAGCTGGATCAAGCCGCGACGGCATGGTGGGACAACTCCGCCCGGCCCGATGTCGTGATCGAGACGAGCGAGACCGTCAACGACGAAGCGATCAGAACCTTCCGCCAAATGTGGCGGGAGATCTACGGCGGCCCCCGGTCGCGCGGATCGGTGGCGATCCTGCCCAAGAAGTCCACCTTGAGGACCATCGAGAGCAACGCCGCGGAGGCGAGCCAGTACTCCCAGCTGCGCCGCGACCTGGCCCTCGAGGTCGCCAACGTCTACGGCGTCCCGGGATCGCTCGTCGGGATCCGCGAGGTCAAGAGCTACAACACGACCGAGCAAGAGCACCTATCCGCCCAGGTGTGGTGCCTGCTGCCGTGGCAGTGTCGGTTCGAGGGAGCGTGGGATCGATGCATCCTGAACCACGACGACCCCGCCTTCCGCAACGTCTACGCCAAGTTCGACGACACCGCTCGTCTCCGGGCCGACACCGAGACCCGCGCGAAGCTCTACGACACGCTGGCCAAGTGGGGCGCGATCAAGCCCAACGAGATGCGTGCCATGGAAGACCTCCCGCGCCTCGATGACGACGCGGCCGACAAGACCTACATCCAGTCCGGGTTCACGACGATCGAGAACGCCGCGGATACCTCGATGACCGACGGGCAGTTGGCCCAGTTGGTGTCGATTTTGACCTCCGTGGCCTCCGGAGAGCTCCCCGGAGACGCCGCGGAGCCCCTGATTTTGCACGTTTGGCCTCAGATTTCGCCCGAAATCGTGGCCCAAATGATCGCCGCGGCGGCCGAAAAAGCCTCCAAAAAGGCCCCAAAAGAGCCCGTTTTCGCCCCCGTTTTGCCCCCTCCGGACCCCGAAAACCAGGGTTCTGAGGCCGTTTCTTCGGATGATTCGTCGGAAATCGACC